CGGTACCCGCCACGCTGTCTGAACGCGAGGTTGGCATCCGCAAACTGTGACGGCGTGCCAAAGCCTGCGCCGTATTGCTGCTGGAACTCAGGCAGGCCAGTTGGTGCCTGATCTAGCAAACCCATCCGCGCATATGCGTCACCGGGCTGCGCCATAACTCCGCCGCCGGTTTGGCCACCAGAGGCAAAGCCTGTGTCCAAGCGGCAAGCCTGCATGTCCTCGTCAAACATATAGCCCTCATCGCATTGGCCGGTCTCTGGGTTTACTGGTTTGACTTCTTCGTATCCGTCGCGACCGCCATCTAACTGATTGCCTGCGCCAAAGCCTGTGTAGACTGACCTCATAGCTAGATCGCTTTCAGTCATAGGCGGCCCTAAAAACTTTTCGTACAAGTTACTAAGCAAGCCGCCAACTCCGGGCATTTTCCCCGCGAGGCTTGGGCCGTAGAAACCAGTCACTCTGCCCTTCGGCCCAAATTCATAATTATAAGCACCAGTGAATAATGGTGACTTAGTGTCCAAAAGCTCGCGCATGTAAAAAGGCATATCATTGTATTGCGCTCGTGTGAGGCCACCGACAGTACGATCACCGCCCACATTCCCCAACGCCTGTGAAGCCGTACCAACAGACAATGTCGGAGCGCCGCTAGTGTAAAGGGTTTCACCGCCGGTTATCTGGCTTTGCCGAACTGGCTCTGGCGCGTCGTCATCATTCCCGCCGCCGAAGGTGCTTTCAAAGTCAGACATAGCCTCGCCAGCAAACGCATCATCCTCATCACTGTAAAACGCAGGGATACCCATAGGGCCAGCTTTACCTGCACCGCCGTTGTCCATAAGCATCTGCGCTTCTTCGGGCGTAATATAGGCCAGTAAATGATCTTGGCCGCGAATGGTTGTGTTACGCGGCGGCATGATTTTGTTCATCTTGGCCATCTCTATGCCCTCGGTAGGTTGGTTGATATTTCGGCGTCGGTGACTGCCTTGGCGACACGCAGCTCTGCCTCAGCCTGAAGTTCCTGTTGACGCATCTGCATCTCCATTTGCATCTTTTCGCGCTCCATCTGAATTTCGGCCTGCATCTTCTCGCGCTTCAGAGCAATGTCAGCCTCAGCTTTTTGCTGCGCGATCTGTATGTCAGCCTGCGCCTTCTGCTGCTCTAGCTGTAACACCTGCTGTAACTGCTGCTGCTCAGGTGACGGCTGCTGCGGCTGGTTGGCTGCCTGCTGTTGCTTGGCTGCCATAAACTGCGTGACCTGCTCAGGCGAGTTAAAGAACAGGCTGCTATCCTTGAAGCCGCCAACCTCAGTGATTGAGCGCAGGGTGTTAACGTACTGCTGCGCCGTCACAAGCGGATTGTCCTGACCTAGCTGCATCAGGATTTGCTCCTGCTTTGATGCGATCTGCGTCAGAAAGGCAATCTTTGTCTCGTCGTCAGTCGTGCCTAAGCCAACCTGCACAACGGTGTCAAACTGGCTAGACCACTCGGCTGGGTTGATCGGCACAAACTGATTGCGAAGGCGCACGATCTTTTCCTTGCTGTCGTGCTTTAGCACCAAATGCAGGATGCCCTTAAACAGCGCCTTGACGCCTGTCTCGGCCATTGTCCTTGCATATGACTCCAACTTGACCTGAGCGCCGCGCACGGTCGCTGAGACTGCGCTGGCGGTGCTTGACTGCAAGCTGTTGGCGTCAAGCCCCTGAGATGCACGGCTCATACCTGTGCGCTGCTCTTTTACCGTGTCGAGATAATCCATCAGCGGGCGGATTTCGTTGCCTACGGATGCGCCTGTCAGGGCTTGGATCATGCCCGGCTGCCGCGTTCTGATTACGCCGCCGGGTGAGCCATCAAGCAGGTCGTCCAAATTCACCTGACCCTCAACCGCCGCAATGCGTGGCAGGGTAGATGAGTAGACGCTGTCGAGGTACTGGCGCATCAGCGTTGACTTAATGACCTGCAAGTCCTCGGTCATGTCAAAGATGCTGCGGCCAATCAGGCGGTGCGGCATCATAATAGGCGACACGCACGCAAACGGCACATGATCAAACGGCTCATTATGCAAAATGTGTTTGCCCTCAGCGCCAATCGCGCATATGCGCCGACGCTCGGCAATGCCGTCGCCGTCGTAATCCATATTGATAATGCACTCATAGTAAGGCACAGACCGCAGTGTTGGGTCTGACGGATCAACCGGCATTGACGATTCAAGGTCTTGGAATCTGTTGCTGACCTCGCGGTCGTTGTCCAGCTCGTTCTCGCCAGCAAACTGCTCAACCTCGTCGCGGTCATAGCCCATAGCCACAAGGTCTGAGACAGTCATGTTTGTGCGGTGCGCGATAAAGTCAGCGTCCTCAAGTGAGGCGGCGTGACGCGATACCAAAAATTCCTCAGGCGGAATGTTGATGATTTTGATGTCACCTTCTTCTCGCTTGATGCGTACAGTCAAATCGTACTCTGAGCGCAGGTCTTCAGTCTCTCCGGTCTCGTCGTTATACATACTCTCAACGACAGTCTCTGTCTGAGACACAAGCTCAACAGTCGGGTCGGCCAGCAGCATTGTCAGTTCTTCTTCTGACAGGCCGGTGTATTCTTCCTCGTCAACTTCCTCGCGTGTCTCGTAAAAAAACTTCACAACACCCAAACGGAACAGCAGCGCATCCTTGAAAAACGTGTGCAGGATTTGGTAGCCGGGGTTCTGGGTGTTCAGAACATAATTAACGTAATCAGACGCCTGCTCGGCAGATTCCATATCCTCGGCAGTGCGCGGGCTAAAGCGAACATATTTGTCGTTGGTCGTAAACACCCGCATCAAATTAGGCATGATGGCCTCGACGGTGTCGGCAACCTCAGTGGCAATCACTGTCGAGCGACCGTCTACCTCGTTTCCAAGCGGCTCACCCAAGTACATATCCAAGGCGCGTAGCCGGTCGGTCGTGTACTCGTTGTCGAAGTGATTGAGCGCGTCGGTGATCTCACCCGACACGATGCTGCCCAATTGTTCGTCGTCCATCTTTTTAGCCATTTTTCCTTGCACCTTTTGCCGCGCGTTTTGGCGCACGTTTAACCTTGGACGCCGTCTTTGGCGTGCCGACATTATCGCACACTTCCGCCTTTGGTTCTAGCGGGGGCTGCGGGCGTCTTATGCGACCAACAATCGGGCGTCTGATGTTCAATGCATCTTCGCCTTTTTGATGGCCTTCTTAACCGCAGTCTTGACAGGTGCGCCGCGCTTACCAGCAGTCTTAACTGTGCCTTTGCTGGTCTGCACAAACTTCAACGGAGCTGGCGGTGGCGTCATATCCGGCATAGGGTTCTTGCCCTGAATACAACGCTGACGAATTTCGCAGCGTCCACGATATGGGCAGGGATCACAAACAATCATGCTTTTTTCCTTTTCTTTCCAGAGGCAGTAACAGACCAGCTAACCCGCTTGGGGCCAGTCTTTTTCTGCGCCTCTTTTTTGGTCACGCGTCCGGCGACCTTCTTTGGGCGGCACGCGGGGTATCCACGTTTTTCACCGGCCTTGCGCCCGCAGGGCTTGCCGGTCTTAACGTCAACCCACTTCTCGCCAAACCACTTGCCGAGACCAGCTTTAGGCTTTCGCTTTGCTGCCACGTTTTGTCGTCCTTTTCACGCGATTGTCGGGGCCAGACCACTTCCCGCCACGACTTTTGTATTCCTTCGATGCCCACGCGTTAGAGTAGGCCGAGGGGTATACATCAAATTTTTTCCTCGCCTCGGACTTTACGCGAGACCAAAGCGAGGGGTTTTTAGGTTTTGGCGAAGCCATATCAGCAATACTTACCCAAAACTTGCTTTGAGCCTTTTTTGCCGCCTTTTTTCTTACCGTATGCCATTATTTTCTCCTTGCCTTCTTTTTAGCTGTTTCAGATAAATCAGAAAAGTGAACGACCTTTTTGCTGGCAGGCGTCATGCGAGCGCCGGTCATAATTGTGCCGTCCTTGTGCTTGTGGATAGAGCCGCGATACTTGGTGCCATCCCGAAAGTAATGTAATCCTACTGCCATTTTAACACTTCCATCTACGTCTAGCTGCCTTGCCGCGTGGGCCAGTCCAGCTCTTTGATCTAGCGCAAAAACTCTTGCGCCGCTTTGCGTCTGCGCTACCGGCTTTGACTTTGCCGGTCACAGGTGCCTTTAGTTTTGAGCCTGTGGCTCGGTTGTATTTTGCACGACCCTTCGCAGTAAGTCCACCACCAGCCTTGACCGACTGCTTTTCACCGCGCCCGACGGACAGGCTGACGCTTTTCTTTTTGGCTGGGGGCATTAGAAACCTCTCCCTAATAAGCCGCGATTAAAATAATCTTGGAACACGTCAACGTCGTCGGCAATCTCTGGTCTTATAACCTGAAGCACGTTACTGATCTCGGCGCTTCGGCGATCAGATGATGGGGCTTTACCGCCAGCTCTGCGGGCAGCAAAAAAGTCAGGTGTCATCAATATTCTCGGAACAGGAATAGATAAGCCACCAAGGTCATTTCCTGTGATTGCCTGCCTATAGGTCTTGTGAAACTCTGGAATATTGCCCTCACCAGACATGAGCAACATCGGGTTTTCGTCAAACTCAACAATCCTACCACCTGTTGGGGCAAGCATAGCTGAAGGGTCATTAACGCGACTAGACATAGATGGATCAGACACGATTTGTCTGATAGCCGTAACGTCAGGAAATCCAGCGTCTCTAAATGAGCTTTTTTCCATAGTGTCGGCGATAGCTTTTCGCGCTGCGCCCTTTCCGGGGCTATACATATATTTTTCTATTTTGGGGCTTGTGATCCCGGGAAAATCAGTGAATGGAGTGCTTATAGTTTCTTTGCCGGTTTCAGGATCAAACTTCCTTATCTTCATATTTTTTATTTGCTCGTTGAAGTCTGCGACCTTACTTTCTGGCAGCCATTTTTTAGCCTGCTTGGTCATGTCAACAATAACGTCAGCCACATGATGAGAGAAGTCACCACCACGACCGCCCATTGCTGTATATACACCAACAAGACCGGGGTTCTCTTTAGCCTGTTTAGCATAACCAGAGATGACGGCTGGGTCAGATGCCCAAACGACGCCAAGCTCGCGCGATAATTCTTCAGCGGAAAAATCCTTACCGCCACGCATACGGACAGGATTTTTGAGCTTGACGCCCATAACGTGCGTAATCTCTTTGCCAGCCATTGTCATGTCACCGGGCATTAATTTTGCGGTGCGACCGATTAGTTTTTGTAAATCAACAGTTGGGCTTTCTGCCAAAGTTTTTAGGTCACGCACAACAGTGCCGTTGTCGCCAATAATCGGAAGGTCACGGCCTAAGTTTTGAAAGCCGGGGTCTACAAGCAGACCTTGGTTTCCGACTTCTGCGGTTCTTGCGCCATACTCATATGCGCGTTGAGGTAAAAGCAAGCCTTCACCCACGTCACGCGGAAGTTGGAACGCAGCGGCGGCCTCGTATAAATCTTGTTCAGCTTGCGGCATCTGACGTATTTGCGGGCGCTTTTTAGGCTGCTGCATTAACAGCGTGCCACTAACATCTTCACTCATACGCCCCGCAAGCCTTGCGGCTCTAGGCGCTTTCATAGCAGCGCCAACCGGAATAAGTGGCGGCACAACCGTGCCAGCGGCCATAAAGGCGTCACCGAGTAATCCCAGACCCTGCAAGCCAGCGTCCATATACCGACCGCCGCCAATGTTAGCCATCATGCTTGGCTCGTATTCGCCAGCGGTTGTCATGCTTGGCGCATAGCCCGCAGCGTCGGCAACGCCAGCGCCCGGCGCGAATAGCAGGCCAGTGGCAGCTAAACCGTAGGGGTCGAAGCTATTTGGGTCAACGCCTTCAGCCAGCAGCCCCTGCTGATATGCGCCTCTAAATTGATCCACTAAACCACCCAATTCGTTTTTGGTTTCAAACTGCGATTTGAATTATAACCTCTGGAGTAGCCACCGGCAAGCGCACCCTGACCAGCGAAGGTCAGCACAAACGCGTCAGCCACGTCGGGCGATCTCTGGCCGCGTCGCTTCATCTCGTCCTTGGATTCGACCTTCAACTTGCCAGTCGAAAGATACTTATAGCGGATGCCAGATAACTCCGATATCAGCGTGTCGTCTTGCGGTATCTTGCAGTCTCGCGCCTCAAACCACTCGCGGCAGTGCCAGAAAAGCTCATCCCTCAGCCTATTAAACTTAGCCTTTAGGCTGGCAGTCTCAGACACAGATATGCCAACGGCGGGCATGTCCAGCTCCCTAAGCCTGTCAGCCAGTCCTGCGCCAAGGCCAATGGCGTCAATGTAGATCGCCTGTGGCCGCATCTGATAAGGCACGGCGTCGTATTCCGCCAGCACGATACCGGCAAGCTCCATCAAGTCCTTATTCTGCCACGTCTTGATCGGTTCAACCAAGATATTGCCCTGCCGCTTGGACAGCGCCGACCGGTCAGAGCCAAACCGCGCAACGTCCAAGCCCCAGACGACCGGCGTGGTCGGGCCTGCCTCAACGTCGCGCTTTGTCGCATCCTCAATCAGGTGCAAGGGCAACAGCACGTCGTCCGACTGCTTTGGAAACTCACCCAAGACGCGAACCGCGAAGACGTTGCTCTCCTCACCGTATTTCTCGCCCATCTCGCGGATAAACTTGGGGTCAACATACTCGCCCTCACTGCACGACACAGTGATGCAGTGCCACTTCTCGCGGTCGCCGTGGAAGGCGTCATAGAAGTAACCGTCCGACCGTGTGGGGTTCCCGCACATAATGATTTTCGCGCCGGGGGTACTGAGCGCACCGCTGGCCGTCTCAAAGATTACGTTGGGTACGCCCGACGCTTCTTCCACCACAAACAGCATGTGGGGGCTGTGAAAGCCCGCAAGCGACTCAGGATTTTCGCGGCGGCTCGTTCTAGCCACTGCGAAGCTGTCGGGTGCGCCCTTTAGAGCGATCTTGTCGGCCTTGAACTCCAGCAGCTCCTTGAACGCGGGCGGCATGTTACGCGCCCAGCGGTCAATCTCCGTCCACAATACGTCCGATAGCTGGTGTGCGCTGTTCGCGGTGACGGCGACCTTGCACGGATAATGCGTCATAAGCCACCACAGGACGACCCAAGACTCAAAAGCGGTCTTTCCGACACCGTGGCCGGATTTGATGGCGACGCGATCATGTGCGGCGATTGCGTCTAGCGCCTGCGCCTGCCACTTTTGCGGCGTAGCACCCAAGACTTCCTCGACAAATAGGATGGGGTCTGCCCTTAATGCGGCTATCGCTTCGACGGTGGCGGGGGTGGTGGTCATGCGTTAACTCCGAAGGGGGTGGGGTGGTAAGGGGTATATATTTTTATCTCCGCCCCCCGCTATATTTCGATGGGGGGGTGTTAACCGATTTTGGGTTAACTTTGTACATATTTGGCAGAAATGTCGCATAACGTTAATTATGCGTAACGCGTATCGTGCAAATACAATGACTTAGCTGCCTGTGGATAACTTTTTGCCCTTCTTGCGCTTGTTTGCCTGCTTTTTAGGCAGATCAGAGTTAATTGAAATATGGTTAACTTCGGTCGCGCGTGCGCGTAATCCGTCACTTGTGTCTTCTCTCTGTTCCACCACATCAACGTGCTTCAACTGAGCTGCCTTGTTCACTTGCTGCAATAGGTCGAGGTAAGACCCACCAGCCTCATGCGTCACGTCAACCTGCTGCTTGTCTCCGTACACCTTCGGCAGCAACCTAGCCGCAGTCCATTTGAAGTTGTCTGACACAAGCCTAGCAGCCTGCGGGTCAATCTCACCATTCAGGACGCGCCTGTTTATCTCATCCAACTGATCTGCATAAATCATACCGCGAGACGCCAGCGCGTTCATATACTTGCGCTCAAAGTCCTTGTCGTTGTGTATCTTGTTCCAAGTCGTACCCCAAGCTGGCATGTCCTTGTCCTTGCACACTGACTGGCCAGCTCTGCCCGCTGTCACGCGAGACAGGAACTCAACCCAAACTTCATCAGGCAACCTAGCTGACATCGTCGTAATCCTCGCCATCAAAATCCACGGTCAAAACGTAACTGGTTTTTTCGTCGATCAACAGTAAAGCCTCACCGCAATTACCACAAACTATCGACTGCATCTTCTCAAACACCTTTCCGCGCGTGTCCTTGAGGCAGTAGTCGCACGTCACTGGTTCATTAAAAAACCAAACCCAGTGACGCTTGAACTCTAGTACATCACCCATCTGTATCCACCAGCTCACCCGCACAAGCCAGATAACCCGCACCATCGACGTAGTTGTCCTGATGATATGGATTACCCTTCAACCGAGCTATCTTTAACAATGACATCATTATGCCCACGTCTATTGGCGTGACATCGTGACCTAAATGGTTTGACCAGTATTTCGCAATCGTTGTGAAGTTGTCCTCCATATTGCCGTGATCCGCCGCCCGATCCTTTGTCACATATTCTTTCGCCGTATCTAAAACTTCAGCCCTTTTCATTATTCTTGTCCATTTCGCTTATCGTTAAGTTGCAGACCAAGCACTCACGCCTGACCATCATTTGCCCATTCACCAGCTTTGTCATCAGACTTCGACACTTTGGGCATCTATCCTGATCGAGCATACGCTGCCAGCTACCATCCCCCTGAGTTATCATTATCCTTCCCCTCTCGAAACGGAACCTCAACGCTTGCTATCGGCTCGTAGCCCCGCATCAGTTCTCTTGGCCATATATCCACCTTAACGCCGTTACCGACCCGCTGGACGTTCACTGTGAGGTTTCTGATGTCAATCCAAGTGGACGTGCCGAGCAACATATACTCACGATCCTTCAGTACATCGTCGCGCTCATTGTCGATATCTTCCACTGTCCGAACCCCACTCAAAACGGAATCTCGTCGTCTAAGTCATACTTCACCGGCTTAACACTTTGAACCTCAGCTCCGGCAAACGCGTTCTTTATAGCATCAACCACAGGCGCTTCTTTGTTCAACCCCTCAATTATCCGCCCTACCTCGTCAGCAGAATACACGACCATCTCACGGTTGTCGCGCTTTACCTTACCCGCCTCATAACCTGTCGCCGTTATCGCTATCACCCTGCCATCCGGCATCCTGCCCTCGACGTAATCACCGCTGAGAGGTTTCGCGCCAGAGGCTATGGCGGCAGCTTCTAACGCCGCCACACCGCGTAACGTCACGTCAACCTCATGCTCGATGGACGGATCGCATTTGTCTATCGCCGCATTGAGCCTATCCATCTGCTTCTCAAACCTGTCACGCAGATCGCCACCAACTAACCACACCAGACGGTCTACACCCCATCGCCCCTCAACCTCAGACACGACATCATCATACCTGTGCAACGCATCTTGCATCCGACGCATTGCTGGCTGAGTAGGCTGATAGTAAACCTTGCTAGGTTTTGGCCTCGGCCTCGTTGTCTTTTTAATCGCCATCATCTTTTCCCTTCTGGTTATACGCTCGGCAGGTTGGTCAGGTTATATACCCTTAGGGTATATATAACCTAACCTACCGTTATACGGTTATAAATATAACGGTTATATTTAACCATTTTTCATATAACCTTTTCCGATAAGTCATTGTTAATCCAGCATTTGCCCTCGTGAACAACGACCAATCCTTTGTTCTGAAGCGCCTGCCTATCGCTGCCCTTCTGTCCTTTAGTCAAATCGGGCGATTTTAGGGTGTGAGCGTCGTGCCAAGCAGACACCGGCACCACCTTTTCGCCCCTATCTATGATGACATTTTGCAGCGCCATAAACGCATGTTCCTGCCGCCCTGAGGCTGGTCTAAGTGTGCGTTTCTTCTTCGGTACGTCGCCGCCATCCAGCCTCGTCAGCACCACCGACGATCCTGATATAGATGCAATCGGCGTCATTTCCAGCGTTAGATCAGCCATAGGCTCGGCATCTTTCTGCTTCTCAACGCGCATCGTTATGTAGCTCTCGTCCTTCGACACCACCACAGACGTGTCTACCGCGCCAAGGATTGCCGAAGAACCCCTACTGCCACGCTCAACCGCCTTACCGCTATGATGCACAAACACAACCGCACACTGCACATGATTACGGATAGCGTCAGCCGCAGATATTACCAAACCAGTTTCGGTCGAGCTATTCTCGTCAGCGCCCAGCATTGCCCGCGCCAATGTGTCGATATATACCGCCGTCCACTTCCTATCCAGCCGGTCGATTGACCGGATTAGCTTCTCAACCTCAGCCTGATCGCGCATGTTGACGGCCAGCGGCAGCATATGAAAGTGACCGCTTGTTCCTAGTCCGTGCGTTGACTTCCACGCCTTAACGCGCTTACCAAGCCCGCCAACGCCCTCACCGGCTATGTAAAGCACGTCGCCCTGCTTGGTCTCAATGCCCTGCCACTCAATGCCGTGCGCCTGACAGAGCGCCATATCTAGGCTGATGAAGCTCTTGCCACTACCCGGCGGCCCATAAATCATGCTCAAGCCGTGCGCCGTGATAAGTCCGTCGTCGCCCTCGCCTACTGCCCATTCAATTGGCGGCATGTTCATCAGATAATCCTCATCAACGAAATCGAAGTAATCGCCGTCGTTATCGTTGACCACCTCAACCGCCTCAACCTCAACCGCCGGAGCCTCAACTACCGTAGGCGCAGCCTTAACCGCTGCCGTCAAATCTTCTAAGCCCTTGCCGCCGTCTAGCCAGTCAACGACATCGCCCTTGGCCGGTAGGCCGTCCAGCTCCACCCGCTTGACCATCTTGGCGACGCCAAACAGGTTGCCGATAACGATATCCGCATGCTCGCGGCCTGCGTCGTCATTATCAGCCAAGACCACGACATTGCGGCCAGCGAAATACTGATTAAGCACCGGCTGCCACTTCTTGGCACCGCCGTGAGACGTTGTGGCGACCAGCCCCAGCTTAGTCAGCCGCTGTGCCGCCTTCTCGCCCTCGACGATAAACACAGGCGCGTCTGGATTGGTTATCATGTGGTGCAGGTTATACGGCAACGCCTCGACGCCATCCATATTGAACAGCCAACCGCCCTTGCCGTCAGGGCGACACTGCCTAAACGTTTTAGGCTCGAACCGGCGCACCTGATAACGCACCTCGCCTTGGTCGTCGATGTAGTCATACACCGCTGACATAAACCGCGCTGGCTGCAAAGACTGCTGCGCCTGACGCTGTATGCCGAATTTTCGCTCTAGTATCTCAGGGATGTTGCTTGAGATTGTGGCACCCTCATTCATCCGCACCAAGTCCACGCAGCCCCCGCCCTCATTGGTTTCAAAGTCAAACCAAGTGCCTTTGCCCAGATGCACCTCGCGCGATCCTCTGTTGCCGAAGCGCAGCGTCCGACCTTTCTGCGACAACTTCATATTGGGTTCACCCCAATAATGCCTCGCTATTTGCTCAATGTGAGCCGATATATTTGTCATAACTAAACCCTTTCCTGCCCCTTTATCCCTTTAGAAAAGCGGCCACGGCGATCAGGGAAAGGGAGGAAACCCTAACCGCCGTGACCTACTGCGCTAGAACAGGTCGCTGCCCTCTACTGGAGCCGCCGAGGTGGCAACGGCTTCCATCGCAGGCGCAGACACTGTCGGCGCAGGTTCTTGCGGCGCTGCTGCACCGTCTAAAGTTGTCGGGCGGTCAACCCAGCCGCTGATAACCATCACCGGCTTCTTAAAGGTCAACTCACCGTTAGGCGTGTTTACCTTGTAACGCTCTGAGCCGGTAAACTCTACCACCGGCACCTTGCTCTCGTTGTCGGCCTTCTGAGCCTCATATGCGTTGTGCAGGTCATTAAACGGCACAGTCATAGTCTTTGCGCCGCTGGACAACTCTCGCAGCCCCAGCTCCTTGTTGCAGAGCTTGACCTGAAATCCCTGATTGTGGTCAGGGCTTGGACGTGCTGGCATTGGCTCACCAATGTTAACCAAGTGAAAGTCTGGCGCACCACCAACAAAGCCAAGCCAGCCGACCTTGATGTTTTCCAAATCCATCGCAACCTTGACCGGATACTCCAGCTCGGATTCATCCTTCACCCAAGTGCCGCCCTCATCCTGATGACGATCCACCTTAATGATGTAACCACCACGCGTGTCGTATTTCAAAATCGGCACGATTGCTGAACCGTCACCGCCATTTTCATTTACAAAACCTAAAGCCATTTAACTTTTCCTTTTTCGTTTTCAGCTTTTAAAATTGGCTCACGACCGTGAACCCCTCAATTGGATAAAAGGCACAAACGTCACGATCTTGTGGATCGCCTCTGTCTGACCTGCCACCCATCTTCACCTCAAACTCACTGGCAAAATTTATTCTCACCAATGCGTCGAGGTAAAGCACGATAAAGTACGTCGGCAATCCTGTGCAAGCGGAAATGTCATGCGCCCTGATAACCTTGTGCAGGTTAATCATCGCCGTCGGGTACTTATTCATCTCAAATGTGCGTGCCTTGATTTCGGCAAAGGCCACAATCTTTTCTTCAAAATCGTCGGTTATGGCCACGTCTAAACCAAAGCTCATTGGCAGCTTGTCGAGGCTGTAGCCCCTCTCCGCCAGCAACTCAGTCACACGCTGTTCGTTGTTGCGGTCGGCCTGAGCCTCATACATTGGCCTAACCATTGTGCGACTTCTTAATAGCCCATAATATCCGCGCCGCCACTTGCGGCACGATGCTATTGCCTAGCTGTCTGAGTCTGTGTACCCGACCGGATACCCCATTAGCCACTCGACCCACTGCGGGTTCAGGCTCCCACCAACGGCATTTGGCAGGGTATCCTTCGGATTTCCCTTGCGATCCTGCCTGCCCTTGCCCGACATCCCCTTGTAATCGCGGTGAGCTGGCGTTGGGTACATCTTCACATCTTGCCGCAAATCCCTGCCGCCCCCCTTGTTCGGACGGTTTGGGTTCCCAGCCGTTGATCCTTTGGCTATTGCTTTTGTCGGCGTTGCCCACATTTTCGGCTCTTGCATTTTCACTGCCTCTGCTACCGGCGTCGGCCACATCCGTACTGCGCCGCCAAGTGTCGTTCCACGGTTGGTTCCGATTGTCTTCCCTTGCCCTCTGACTTGCGGATTGTCCTGCGTCGTCGCTGTGGGCCACAACCCAGCATCTGTCTCTGCGGTGGTGGGCATCCGCGGCGACAGCCGGAATAACAAAGCACCTTGCTTGGTAACCTCCGGCTTCCAAGTCAGAAAGCACCGTGTCGAGCCCCATAGAGATGTGTCCAGCAACATTTTCTCCACACACCCAAGTCGGCCTGACAGCTTGGATAATTCTAAGCATTTCCGGCCAGAGGTGTCGGTCATCTTTATCGCCTCGTCTGACCCCGGCAAGCGAGAAGGGCTGGCAAGGATATCCGCCGCAAATAATGTCAACTGATCCTCTGAACCGTTCTGCGTCATTAGCTAACTCCCTCACGTCATCAATTATCTCTGTGTCAGGCCAATGCTTACGCAAGACCTTCTGCGCGTGCTTATCATACTCGCAGAACGCGACTGTCTCATAGCCACCCACCAGCTTTTCGCCAGCGTAGCTGAATCCACCAATGCCGCTGAATAGGTCGAGCATCCTAAGCATGTCTCATTCCCTCGCCATCAGGTCTCGGCAAACCATAATGAAGTCAGGCCAAGACAGCGTCGCCGTGTACCGCCAGTCGTATGCCTCAGCCACATCCTGAGCCAGTGGCCGCCCTAACCTTGCCAGTGCCTCAATGGGTATCCGCACGCTAATGTCCTGCCGGTCTAGCTTCCAGATCAAGCACGGCAGGCAGTCGTTAGGATTGCCGTCTGACGTGCGGGCGGCGGTAACTATCTGATCCCACCAAGAAGGTGACACGGAATCTTTGTAGCGTTTAGCCTCAACCAAAAAGGGAAACCTTGGATCAGTAAATGTGAGGTCTGATAGATTTTTCTTTTGATATTGCTCAAGGTTTCTCTGACATTTTCCAGCCGAGCCAAGTTCAAGCTCAAACTCTTTTGCCAAAAATCTTTCAAACGCTGCCCCCTTGGCGCGTCCACCCCCGGCACGCATCAACCCCGCCCCGCCTGACGATCCATTTCAAACTGAATATTGCGTTGCCGCGCATTTGCCTCAAGCTGTTTGACTAGCAGCTCATCGGCAAGCGACGACTGTGATCTATGAGCCGACACATCCAGCTCGGACTTCAGCATTTCAATGGTCGAGGCTCTGAGCCTCAACAAAACTGGTTTAACTTCACTCATTTTATGACCCTTCTGTGATCGTTGCTGGAAGCAAAAAACGCTTCTGGCTTCTTTTTGGTACGCTTATGCCCTAAAACACCAACATGCCGTCAGCGGGCTTCTATGGGCGATTAAAGGCATAGTGATATTTTTCTGCAATTAATCTAATAATAATGCAATATCGGTCTTGTCATATGTAGATAGCATCCCTATATATAATAGGTAAGAGGGATAAATTAGGGAAATCAGGGAGATTACCAAATGACTAAAACATTCAAAGCATTTCATCACGGCGCAAAAATGCGAGCTAAAAAAGACGCTGGCGGTAAGTGGATGGTCGGCGGTGACTACGACACAAACAACGCCCTTATCATGCTGCCTTGTGACAACTGGTCTGGCTGGGGTTGGTATCAGTTGCGCGGTGCGGTCTTGAAGTTTCAAGACAACGCTGTCGAAGAAGAAATTGCAATCACTGTTAACGAATGGGCGGTGGCTTAACAGCCCCGCCCCGAAAGGGAGATTACCAATGCACTATATTACTGAACTTTTGAATGACGTTAATTCTGCAACCCAAGACGCTGGCTTTGAGTTTGATGGCGTTTGGGTTACTGACCCAACCGTCAGCCTTTGCGGGCGTTTTGATTATACGAAAAAGGAAAGCCTCAATGCTTATGGCATTTCCAGCGAAAAGTATGACGCCTTAACCGCTAAGTCTAAAATCAAATGGACTGACTTTTCTTATGGTAATGACGCTTGCCCTTCCATTGGCTTTGACCTAGATGGGTCAGGCGAAAACTATGTTCAGTTGTTTGCCTTTGCGTCTCAAGAAGACGCCAACGCTGAAGGGCTTGATGTGTATGGCATTACCGTTTGCGTTAATGGTGACACTTCTTATGACGAATGGTCAGGCAATGACCGTGATGAGGCTATCGCTAAGGCTTCAAACAAGGCTTTTGACACAATCATAAAAGGGCAACCAGATGAAACAAATTAGATCAGATCGCGAAAAACTCTGGTACGTCGTGAGCCATCCGTTCACGCGTCCAGTTGTGACCGGCCCAATCCACGACCGATACGACGCAATCGCGTTAGCTTGCAAGCGCACCGACCACAAGAGCCTCATCACGCACATATCGCGCGGTGAGTCTTGGGTCGGCGGTGAGATCGTGTGTAGCGCGTACCGGCTACACGTCAACGGATGGACGGCGTTGGCACCTAAGAAGCCTGACGCACGTCTTAATAAGCCATCAAAATATGGGAGAGGGTAATGGAACAAGTATTTTGTGCCAATTGTGGCAAGGGTAGCAAAAAATCAACGTGGATCGCAGTGTACCCACGCAAGCATCCGTATGACGGCAATATGATTGTTGTGAAAACTAGACACTCACATCCAGAGGCATCTAGACCTTGGACAGAATACATTGTCTGGGATGGCGAAAGTTATGAGCCTTTCAACTATGGCCACTTTTGCACATATCGTTGCTCATGCCAATTTGCAAATGCTGCCGTAAGGGCTGGTTTTGTGAGGGAGAAACATAATGCTTAAAGACACTATCGGCATGCTGTTGCTAATGGCATTTGGCTTGGCGTTTTGCACAAACGCCGTGACCACTGAATATAACATGTGGGCGCTGATGGCAAAATCATCACAATTTTTTGGAGGATAAAATGGTAGGAAAGAAAACACCAGACGACATCATAACCGCTTCGGTCATTCCGGTAATTATGAATATGTCGCCGTACAAGACACCCAACGATCAGCTTGCCAAGGCATTAGCCGCAATTGAGGGCAAGCCTGATCCTGACCCATTCACCGGCAACGAAGCCTGTGATTGGGGTGATGCCCTTGAGGGTGTCATCCTCACCACCGCCGCTGAACGGCTCAACCTGACTGACCTGAAGCTAGAACACGACGCCGTCTTCCACGACACGTTGCCATTTGCCGTGTCGCTTGACGGCACCGCTGACGGCGGTCTAGGGCATGAAGTCACCACCGATCCAGCCAAGGGCATCTACTGCGTTGACGGCTCTGTCTGGGTAGACGGCGTGGGCGTTCTGGAGAGCAAGCTCACCAGCAGTAAGCCCGAAGACCGCCCAGCGCCTCACAGGGGGCCGCTACAGTTGCAGGGGCAATTGATGGCCACCAAGTTAACGTGGGGCGCTGTATGCGTCTTATATGGCGGTATAGAGCTACGCATCTTCTTGTATCAGGCAAACGCTGCCACGCAGTCGCGCATTACCGACGAAATCGAGGAGTTTGAGCGTCGCAAGTTTGACGTTGATTGGTATCCGATACAGTCCAGCTCCGACGGCAATACCGCATATCCGCGTGTGGATGACGGTGCGCCGCCAATAACATTAGAGGGCGAGGACAACGACTGGCTGGCGCAACTTGTCAACGCCAAGGACGCCAAGCGAGCCGCTGAGGGCGACATTGATGAGGCTGAGGCTATGTTGAAAGAGCGTCTTGGCAGTCACGATGAGGCGGTCGGGGTGGTCGGCAATCGCTCTTATTATGTCAAATGGCCAATGCGTAACTTCAAGGCGCAACCGGCCAAGACGACACCGGCCAAGCCCGCACGGATTGTCCGGCAGTCAACCTTAACCATTAAGGAGTCAAAAGATGATTGATGTGCCGCTAACAAAAAAGCAGGCGGAGTTGCGGATTCTTATTGACCGCATGACCCGCCGGTACGGCTACACGCCGACCATCAATGAGCTGTCGCAAAAGACCGGCAAGAGCTTCAGCCAAGTTCACCGGCTGATGTCGGGGCTAGTTGAGCGCGGCGCGGCTGAGAAGGTAGCCGGTCGAGCCAGAGCGTTTAAACTTTTATAGGGAGATGACATGCGAACAGAACACCTTAAACCCAACGACCTAGTCAGCGTGACTAGCCCCAAGGGCAGGACGGTCACGGCTATGGTCAGGCGGGTCGAGCGCATTGACGACGAAAGCTACAATGTAGTTTTTGAAGATATGCAGACCGCAGATAGATTTGACTATCAATATTTATACAAGTGAGTGAGGGGGCGGAAGCCCCCTTATTTTTTGGTGCGCTGCTGGATGCTCTCAATTGTGCCAGCCCCAAAGTAAAATCCTAAAATAATTAGCATTGCATAATTGATCGTGAACTGTTCCATCACCTTGGTCACTGCGTCTGGGTCGCCACGTCCGGTTATGGTCATTCCAAGCACCAGCATGTAGCTGCCCAGAAACGTAGCCCCAAACATCAACGCAAGGTAGCGTTGGGCAATTTTAAATGGGGCATAGGCCGACATCAGATCAATTTTGGCTTTGCTCTTTGCCGCAATCGCTTCTTCATCGCTGGTGTGCATATCGTCAATCAGCTTCATTCCCTGACTGATAACGTCACCCGACCCCAATATTTTCCCTAATACACCTAGCATCACTCAACTCCTAACATTCTGGATAGACCAAAAACTTCCATCAACATAAATGTGAAAAACAAAAGCAAGACACCACCGGCAATAAGTTTGCCGCTAAAATTTGTTGAGCCTATTTTGATAGCCACAAATTCGTTGCCTAAAATTCTCAGCACAAGCTCAAAACTATTTTCGCCAACCTTGGCCTCAATTGGCTTTTTGTTTTCTTCAGCCATCAGCCAGCGCCCTCATACGTTTGACCAGCCTCTCTGAGCGATTGGGGAGTTGACGCGCCCACTTGCTGTCGAGCATCTCTAACGCAGCCCCAGAAAAATCACGCGCATCGACGCAGCGTTTCATGCCCTTAAATTTTTTCATAGTTGGCAAGCCCATATTAAACATCATGTTGGCAATGATGCGCTGCGCTTCCTCTGGAAGTTCAACAAAATCCTCATAGAGCCGGTGACAATCCTCGCGCACAATAGCTATATCCAAATCAAATAACTGCTTCATTCGGCGCTCAGTAATTGTAAAGCCCTCTGGCTTTCCGTGTTCTGCGTCGCCCTCAATGATACGGTGACCTACCCCTATAGTGAGGTGGCCTTCTGTACAGCGATACACGTCTAGCCTCATGCCCTCATCAGCAATCAGCTCGTCTCTTAATTTTTCAATATCCATTATCGCCTCGTCTCCATAACAATCGCAACCGCTTTATCCCAACTATCAGTTTCTGCTTCAGGCGTAAAACGCGACGGTTGCAGGCGCATAGTGTATTGCCGTACTGACGTAACCGGCATGAACAAGACCCTTCTGGCATCGGGGGAAACAAGGCAGAGAACATCGTAGTCATCCTGTGTCGGTAGTTTTTTTGTTTTACAGCCGTGACCCAATTGGAAATGGTGACTCGGAGATCGACGATTGCTATTATCCAATAAACTCGCAGTCTTTGCCTGCACTCGAATAAAATCTTGCCCATACCAAGCCACCATATCCACACGGTCTTGTTGTGCCATAGAGACGCGCCAGCCTAAGCCCAATATGGCAGCCGCCGCGATATACTCGCCAATCAACCCGGTTGTTGTTTCGTTCAATTTTTAGACGCCAACCACATAACCCAAAAGAATATGCCCAACGATACAACGCCTAACACACCAATCGCAATAGCCTCTACTATTTTCTGGCGAGCCTCTTGCTGTTTATAAATCATATCCTGACGCTCTTTGCGGATTTTGCCTTCAAGGTGGATCAGGTCAGCCCAAGCCTGCGGGCCATACGTCATTTGCAGATATTGCTTTAACTCGGCGCGTTGCGCTTCTAACTTTTTCTTAGCGGCATAAACTTGTAGCGCCTCACTTTGGACTGCCTCTGCGCCCTTCAGCTTTTTGAATAGCGGCGGGTTCTTCGCCTGCTTCTCGGCTTGGTCAATGTCGCTGGCGGCCTTCATCCATCGAGACACGTCGCCAATGCAGCTCTCCAGATCGCGGCCAGCAGAAATCATCTGCTTGATCGTATTGAAAGCTGCTGTTGCTCCAGTGATTGCTGCTCCTATTGTGATCGGGTCTATAACAACATTCCTTATTATGTGAAGGTTGGTAAAATTAAATCACTACTATAGCATCTCGCACGCCAGTCAATTATATCACCGCGAAGAACTGCCTGCTCGTAAATTTTAGTGGTTTCTTTCGTATTTGGGCATTGATCTACAACGCCAGCATCAACCCTCGGCTGTCCGTTAGGCAGAATAACCACCACCACGAACAGCATCAGCGGATTCATTTTTCTTCACGACCAGTAAAACGCCTGATAACAGACTGCACGGTCTTGGTCTCCCATATCCGAATCAGTATCCACACACCAGTAAACAAAGCCACAAAATCTGGCACCATCGCCATATAAGCGGCGGCGGTTCCTGTTCCAGCAACTACGTCAATGATGACTTTGTTTTCCTCGTTCATCAGATAACATCCGGCCAGTTGTTGATAGGTGCGTTGCCAGTAGGATTGCCGTCAGCGTCCACAGGAACGTCATACAGCGCGATAAACGCGGCAAGGTCAGCAGTGTTAGTGATTGCTGTCTCAATGGTCTCTGAGGCCGATCTAACGGCGGCGCGGTAGGCGAGGACATCAGTAGGGATGTCTGTGCCATTCTCGGCAGACCGCACGACCATCCAATCAGTCGGCGCAAGTAAGCCGCCTGCCTGTGCCTTAACTGCGGAAATGGCGTTTGACTTGAGGCCAAGCGTTACAACCTGTTTTCCGTCTTCCATAATAGCGTTGCCATTATCGTCAACCGCGTTCACATCATCGAGTGCTTTAGCCACACCGGCTGACCAGTAGAACCGCCCATCGAAGCTGGCTGGGTCATCTTCCCAGACTATCCCCTTTGCTGCTTTGGTTGCGTCATCCCACAACATCCAGTTGGCTGGGTGCTGTATTCCGTCATTGTCAGTCCACGCCTTACCGGCTCGGACGATGCGACCACTGTACTTATATGCCATTGGTATCTCCTATCTGGCGTTAGCGAATTTTTGTGGCGTTTCTGCAAAGGCGAGGTAGATATACTCTGCGCCGGAAGTGTTTATCATATTTTGCGTAGCCCTTATCTTAAAACCATTACTCAAGAAGTCACCAGCAATCGAAGCATCTTCCGCTTCAGCACCGCTTTGATTAGGTCTCAATCTAGGGATATTACCATCGTTAAAAGGATGACGTTTATTGTCAATCATAAACCAGCTTTCGACTCCGTTAGACCTTTTCGCCAAGAAAAACGAAGGCTCGAAACCCATATACAAAAACGGCCCATCTGTGCTGCCGTTGCCGGTGTAGCTGCCGACCTTTGAGTAGCCAGCCACCGAATGGAAACAGTAGGCTATGTAGTCTTGACTGCTTTGGTTAGTTCCACCACTTGTGCCAACAGAAAATACAGATGATGTTGGTGCAGTATTATTCCAACTTGCCGTGCTTGAGCTTTCAGCCGTTGTGCTATGCAAACCTAAATACTTTCCTGCCCCTGTCGGACTTGTATAAACAAACCATCCAGATGTACTGGTTCGTTCTTTAACAAGTATCATCTCTGGCGCACTAGACAGACCGTGAGCTACAGTTTGATTTGAGCTTGACCCAACGTACGAAACAATACTAAACCCAGCCGTTGTATTCACCTGACCAGAACTGTCAATCGTGCCAACGCCTGTCGCTGAAGCATCGTTGCTGAACGCTGTGCCAGCAAGCCAGTTCCAAGCGACATAAGTATCTCCAGAGCTATTTAAACCACCAGTGGTGTCTTTTGCATTTAAACTAAACCCATCAGAATCAAACGAGGCAAAGTCTGTTCCAGTTACCTCCGCGGCTGTTAAGTTCGAGGAAAGCATTTTTGTAGCACCACGAACCTCATCTACAAGGATGTGGTCACGAGAGCCGCTTCTTGATTTTGCCCAAATAAAGTCAGGCTGAAAACCTACGCCACTGACTGCGAGTGAATTATTATTGCCAGTGTACAACACCGTATTGAAATACTCAGACCCATCCACAATCGTAGGTTCTGGAAGGTTAGCCGAACACAAGGATTTGAAACCGACTGGCGGCTGGTACTGAAATGTTCCCAGTTCGCTGTCATCGGTGAACGCACCCATCGGCTTTGCGCCAGCGAAGGTGCTGTCTTGACCGAAGTTGAATGTGAAAGATTGCGTCACATTTGAGTTGCCCTTAAACCCATAAGGCATAACTTCATCAGAGCTAATTGAAAAACCGCCAGTATTTGTTTCTGGGTCTTGTGTACCGCTACCAAGGTAAGTTCCGTTCTTTGAAAACCAGACTTTACTGTTTGACATATCAACAGCAACGCCAATAATATCAAGCGACCAAGTTGCGCCAGTATCAAACAAAATACTACCATCAACATAAATCTTTGCATTGCCGCCACCACCAAGATATAAAACCGTAGCACCAGAAACACTAAATGCGCTTAATTCAGCAAAGCCAAGTTTTGCAATACCCACTGCGCCGTATAAACTATTGTTTGGTTTAGCTTCAAAATAAATTAACTTAGAATTTGGAATAGCCATTGTGCTGGCAATGTTTTCGTCGTCACCAGCAACCCCAAGTAGAGACACTTTCAGGTTGCCTTCACTAAGTGTCCAAGTGGGATCCTTATCAAGTGGGTTCATCACAGCAAAGTTGTTCGCCGGACTGTCAGGCAAGCTATCCCGATAGTCTAGGTTCACAGGTGTAAAGTGATTGCCGTTGGTGGTTACATCTTTGAAGAACGCTGCTTCACGAGTGTCGGCAAAGGCCATATACAAATATGTGCTGCCGGAGTTGTTAATAGCCGCATCAGTTCCAGCCGTTACGTCAAATCCAGTGCTAGTAAACCGCAACCTTTCACCACTTGATTCATCCCCATTTGAATTAGCATCAAGGCGAGAGTTCATAATATTGTCTGGGTCTCTAGTGTTATCAAGCATAACCCAACCAAAGGTTGAATCGGTGCGCTTCAGCATAACAAACGCAGGCCGAAATCCTAATGCTACTGAATGATTTGAGCCTGTTCCAGAGTAAGAGCCAAACTTACTGTAACCAGAAATATCTGTCCAACAAAACGCTATGTATTTTTCATTATTTTTGTTTACTTCTCTATCACCAGATGAATCCCCAACGCTAAACACTGTTGACGTTGGTGCAGTGTCATTCCACCTTGCATTAGTTGGCGTTGATGCCGCGCTATTAGCGTTTAATTTTATGTATTTTGTAATATCTATTCCTGAGTGCCAAACAGGCCAATTATCAGCGGTATCTCTATTTTTTACTATTATCCATGTTGGCGCACTGCTCAAACCATGAGCAATTGTACCGTTAGTACCATTTCCCGTGTACTGAACTATACTAAAACCTTTGGATGTATTAGCCGACAACTTAGTTGCTGGTATCGAACCAGCCAAAGCAGAACCAAGATTACTGCCATCTATCTTTACAGAACCCGCTGTTGGGGTAGCCCCTGCACCGGCACTGTTAGTTGCTGTTGGTGCGCCGCCAGCTTTCCAGCACCAGCCAATGTAGGTATCGCCACTAGCGTTAACTGCGCCAGATGTGCCAACGCTAAAACCGTCAGCATCAAAGCTAGAAAACTTATTAGCATCCGTTTGTTCAGTATCTGTGCTGTTTGATGAAAGAAGTTTAGTTGCACCTGATAAAGAATTGCTTAGAATGTGACTACTTGTATTGGTTCGTTCTTTGACCCAAACAAAGTCCGGGGCGAAGCCTAACCCACTAATGCTCTGTGCCACCCCTGTCCCAGAATAGGCAACAGCATTGAACCCCTCAGAAACAACATCATCTTGGAAGGTAAGGTGAAAACCGTTTGTACCGTAGGTGCCAGCGTAGTCTTTTGCTTTCCAGTAGCCGTCAACAGTCTCACCAAAGCTGCTTGCGTCTAGGGCTTGACCGTCAATGAAGTGGATGTCGGCTAGGTAGCCGTCAAAGTAATTTCCTAATATTTGACCCCTAGACCCAACAGCATGTTCTGCGGCTAGATTAAGATAGCCATTTCCAGATGATTTAGATGATACGGTAGTCCTGCTTTGCTGAACGCCATTGACATAAAAAGTTGTTCTATCCGCTTGCGTTGATTGTGCGCCATCAAAAGCAATAACAATATGATACCAAGCGGAACAATCCCGAAAAACCATATCGGTTTTTGCTTCATCACCTGTAGTAGATGCTTTGTTATTTACTTTTAGGGTATCGTCTGACTCAAATGAAATGTGACCAATATTAGAACCATCTGCTTGTGTTCCAAATAAAACTTGTGTGCTGCCCAAATTGCCACGCTTGACCCAAGCACTCCAAGTCCAAGTTTGACGGTTGCCAGCAGACGCAGGAGTTCTGGCTAGATACTGGCTATCGTTATCATTGAATTTGAGGGATTGCTGGGTGATGCCAGATGCACCTACGTTACCAGCGCCACCGCTTGAGAATAAATTACTCATTATACCGCCTTTTAGCTTACGTTTAGGCTACGACCGACTTCGTACATATTGCTGCCGTCACTGTAAAATACCAAAATATCTTTCGCCGCTGCGGTTGTGGTCAGCGTTGGCGCAGCGCCGCCAGCAAACTTAAATACAGCGTTGTAGCTCAGTGTGCGTGAGCCTGTGCCGTCTTGTATCGCCATCAGCGTGTATACTCCGCCGTCAACCATATTAGTAGGCGCGGCCAGCGTGCGGTTGTCTGTTAGGGTAACACTGGTCACCTGATTAGCTGAGGCATCCCAGCTAATGCTTGCGGCGTCTGTGAGCGTTGTCGCATTGAAGTTCTGTGTCTTGGTGAACTCCTGTGCAGCCTCAAGACCAGCGATAGTCACATCAGCGTCTGGTGCTGTCAGTACGCGGGTATTGCCAGTGGTAATGCCAACCGCATCGAGGCGCACCTGCTTGGTATCGTCAGCAGGGTCAGACAGCGTGAATGTGTCTTGAATGGCAGCCGTGCCAGCGTTCATATCGGCTAGATGCGCCATAACCTCGCGCAAGGCGTTGTTAACGTCACTAGGCACCATCGTGCCTTCGCCCAAATCAATTGAGTCAATATCCGTGTTTGAGCTTGCCGTCTGGCTGTATTGCGAAATCTTTGTTAAAGGCATCTCTTATTCTCCTAAGCCGTAGCCTTAGTTATAACATATAATCAGCGCACGCGCACCCAACGTCCGTTATCTGTCTTGGCGTAGGTCACACGATCTCCCAGAAGATCAGTCACAGTCTCATAGCCGACGATGTTGCCGCCAGCCGCCATATCTTCGATTGAGCCAGCTTGGGCTTGCGGGATCATTGGGCTGACTTGTTGCGCCAAAAGCCCTGCCGTTGCTGGTGCGCGTAGGCCAGCCGCTGTAGCAGGGATAGCTAGACGCTTCAGGAACGCCTGCCCGCCTCTTGTGGTTGCACCCCTGCCGAGCATACCGCCAGCTAGTCCTAACATTGCGCCCTCGGTTGACATTCCACCCGGTGCGCCAACAAGAGCGCCACCGCCGCCGTATAATGCGGCTCCAGTTAGCATACGCCCTGCCGTGCCACTATCTGGCAAAGATGGGCCTATAATCCGCTGCGCTAATTCAATTGGCTTTTGCATACGACCTTCGCCAGCAGCTAGGCGAGATAAGCCAGCCGCGCCAGCTTTGCGCTCCTCAGACCTAACAGCCGACATAGCCTGAGCTGGGGTAAACTGCCCCTCATAACCTTTTGCTGCGGCAGACCTTAGAGGCACAAACTGCGAATATGCTTTGTTTGTTTTTTGCAGCAGCTCTTTTTTGGCTGGTGAATATTTTGCAATTAAGTCCATCATGCCAATATCTAGGTCGCTATATGCCGTGGCTATCTTTCCATCTATGGGGTCTGTGCTTTTTCCAAACCTCATAGCCTCAGCGCCGATCTTTTTCTGGATGTCCTGAATCGCCTCTCCAGATAACTTTCCATCCTTTGCTCTGCCGAGAACTTGACGGATCACCATATTTTCAAAGTCAGCGCCCTTCTTTAATCCAGCGTCGCCAACCTCTTGCTTTGCCGTTGTCACTATTTTGGACAAATCATCAAGAAGATCGTCGGAAACATCAACCTCAACGCCGTCAAGGGCTTGCTTGTATTTTTGGTCGAATATGCTTTTGGCCTTACTAAAAGCCACGCGCGGCTCAGTGTTTTTAGGAAGCTCAATACCTAGCGGCTTTAGTGCGCGGTTATACATAAACACAGGAAACGCCTTCATGCCGCGCTCTTGCTGGGCGCGGATACCGCCCCCAACAAACGGCATAGATGTTAATGCTTCCTCTGCTCGTTTCATGCCTGGGAAGTATTGCCCAACGGTTAGCGGTATCTTTTTGCCAAGAGCCTGTGCCTGACGCGAAACAACAGGGGCTAACGCCTCGCCGCCCATACCCAACGCTCCACCTAAGGCCGCGCTTACCGGCACATCTTCCATTTCTTCTGCCGCGCCTGCACCGTAAGCTGCGCCGCCTGCACCAGCTTGCTTCATAGCGCCCTTTACGCCAAGCCGAGCAAGGGTTGCCGCAGCGCCACCCATCGCAGGAAGACTGGCGACTATTTCTGTGCCGTAAGCCTCAACAGGAAAGTCAGACCGAAACTTCTCTAAACCAGCGCGGATTTTATCGCGCTCTTGCTTATAAGTTTCCTCGCCAATTAAGCTACGGACAAAAGCCTCAGCCTCATCAGCGGTTCCAAACGAAATGCCCTGAGCCGCAGACCGGCCAAGGCCAGCAAAATATTCTGGCGTGAAGCGTTCAGCGGTCGGTGCGGCCGGTGCGGCGATTGGTTTGCCTACTGCTTTAAGAGCCATTTTTAATCCTCAATAAATGTCTGATTGTCGATCATTACATATGTGCCTTTTGGAAGGTTTGCGGCTTCGGCGTCTGCTTTTGTAGCAAAGCTTGTGTATGGATTTGCAAGTGTGCCTATTTTAGGCAGTCTGCTCATAACCACTTTTGTGGGGTCTAAATCATAAGCCTCAGAAAGGTTTGTGTACCTGTTTTCAATTCCTTTTTGCATTTCAAGGTATGGTTGGAACTGGCTTCTGGCAGCTTGCACAAACTGGTCTCTGACCTCTTGCGTAAGTCTCTCACCTTTTACAAGTTTATTGTAAGTATTCCTTATCTTTGCCCCAACGCCGCCAGCTTCCTCTGCTGTAGCAAACTCACCCTCTCTAACCACTGAGGTTGGGTCGATAACCTTCATATATCCAAAAATCAATGCAATATCTGTAGCCCCAGTGGCTGTTTCAGCCATTGCTGCTTTTTGTACTTTTTCAAAACCAAGGAGAGCCTCGTCAAAGTTTTTGGCTTGTTTGTCGAACTCGCCTCTAAGCTGCTTTTCGTTTCCAAAAGCCTCTTTTCCAGATGCGCCACCAACTTCAATTCTTTTTAGCCGCAGCATCTCAGCGTCATATGCAGCCTTTTCTTCATCAAGGCGCTTCTGCCTTTGCGCCGCTGCCAAAGATGCCGCCAACTTTGTCTGGCGATCCTCAGCGGCGGTGTAAGCCTTCATGCCAGCAGTACCCATACGCCCCAAAACCTGACCGAGCGATACCGGACGGTCTTGGTAGCCTGATGCCTCAAATCCTGCGGCGGCAGCGCCTAACATGCCCTGCGTGCGTGGCTGCATTAGCTTTTGGCCGAATGTCATCTCAGGCGCAGGCTGCCCAGCCGCTGCTGTCGCAGGGGTAGGAAGACCAACCTGACCAGCTCTTGGCGTCATGCGAGACGCCTGAGCGCGGCGCACAACTTCCTGCATCAGCGGCGATAACTGTTGATTTGCCATCATTGGCGACTGAGGCGGGGTGGGTCGAGGCAAAGCCATTGGCGGGGTCATCCCCTGAGGCGTTTGATATGGGCGCATAATGTTTGCCTGCGGCACAGGCGCTCTGCCCTGAAGCAGTCGGTTGAATCTGTCGTAAACGCTCATGCCCTAACCCCTAACCTAAAAGCCCAGCCAAAGCGCCAAGTCCAGCGCCCATACCACCACCCATACCCGGCACCATTCCCGCCAACTCCGCGCCGCCTAGTGCGCCACTAAGTACGTTGCCTGCGGTATTGCGGAAGACAGGCTTAGTTGATTGCCCGCCAACAGTGCCGCCCTGAACGCTGGCCATATAGTTTGCCAAAGCCATTTGAGGTTGTTGCTGCTCAAGGTTATAGCGGTCAATGTCTGCCTGCAATTCAGCTTGAGATTGAGCCTCACGCGCACCGCCGACACCGGCAAGCGTGTTCAGGTCAGCGAAGCCAAACTCACGCGCCTGCGGAGCCTGAGCAATAGCCGCTTGCTGCGCCTGATACGCCATAGGCGCTAGGGCTGCTGCAACCGCGCCCTGTTCGTAACCTGAGCCGTAACGCCCAGCCTTAGAGGCTTGAGCCTGCATCTGCTCTATGACAGGGCGGAAGGCGGCTGACTGAAGCGGGTTAGTACCCATCAGATTCTGCATCACAACGTCTTGTACGGCTGGGATAAACGGTGATCCGTCAATCGCCATCTGGCGGGTTCCGGCAAGCGCCATTTCGCTTTCGGGGCTAAAGCCTACGGTTGTCTGACCGGGGTAGTAAGACGGCTGGTTCTGATAAATATTTTTAGCCTCAGATAAACCAAATTCCAAAAACGGTTGCGCGTATGCTGGTGCGCTGGTTGTCTGCGTGATTTGTCTGGTGTCTCCACCGCCGCCTTTACTCATCTCTCAAATCCTTTGTCAAAACCACCGACGTTGCGGTGTAATCTTTCAGTTGTCTTTGCCAGCCCTTACGGCCATTTATCTCCATCGCGTCGCAGCCCTGAGCCTTAGCCCAAACTGCAATAGACTTCTCAGCCTCAACCAGCTCATCTAAGTCACCGCCCGCAAGCCAGATTCGGCACACGGTTAGGCTGGGATAGTCAACAACTTCGGTTATAATACACGACTTTTCCAACGGATGTAACTGTGCCTCGCCAACCGCGCAGGCTTGGTAAACATCGTCGATTGAGTGCGTGCCGCCAGAATACTCAAGCGCATCCGAAATGTATTTGCGGTTTTTCTCAAACTTTTCCTTCAGCTTGTCTTCAGCCGATAATAAGGTAGGCAACATCTACATTGTGTCCGTGGTTATTATGCTCAATTATCATAGACCCATTTGTGCTAGTGCTTTTAACAAATGGCTGACTGTGTTCTAGTGTCTCGTTATATCCGGTAAAAAAGACGATACTGTCAACGCCATAGCGCGGGTCACTTACTGTCGTTGTCGTAGTTCCACTTGCCAAGACCGCATAACCAACGCTGTTCAAGCCACCGTTTATTGTGCGGTTCAAAACCTCAGAAACCTCTCTTGTCGTCGCAGTGACAGGGTTTAGCGTTCTAAGGTTTGACTTGCGCTGCTCAACAGTCATCGACGGCCAACCTCTCTGGCCTCAACGTCAATGCCGTGGGCGAAAGACCAGTTCCCACTGAGTAGCATCTTGACGCGCTGATATCTATCCGCCGCCCTAAACGGCACAAACCCGCTGGCGTTAGTTGTTCCGCCAGCTTGAAAGGCGACTGTGTCCGTAGGCGTTCCGCGCAGGCCGACAAATAGCTCAACTGAGCCATTCTCGTGATAAGGATATACACGCGTCACAATACTATGCTTGCCCATACTGAGTGTAGCCTCGCCAGTAGTGATTGTCGCCTGAAGCGGATCGCCAGTGAACGTAAACAACTTTTCGCCTACCGCGCCGCCAAAGAAGAACTCGCCACCTCTAAATAGCTGGCTGTCCAAGACAGTGCTGAGGCCGTCTAGCGTGGCTGAAAGATTGTCCAAGTCCTCGACAGTGTAACCGGCGCTAAAGAACGGCGCAATAAAGTCAGCGTCCACGTTGCCAATAGACCAACGGCCTAGCGCGTAGTTAAAGATTAACAAACGGTCAGGACGGCCAGTTGTGCTGGCGACGCTAGTGTAAGACCAGACTGCAATCTGGTTGAGTGGGTCAACCGCCGCAGTCATCTTGTCTTTGTATGCTGGGTTAAAGTCTTTGGCAAAAAACTTGTCTATCTTTTCATTGCCAATTGGTGTGGACTTTTGCCCATCGAACAGGTGAAATCCATTGTCCGAATAGTAAAACACGTTTGAGCCGTAATTACACACCGAACCGGGGATGCTACAGCCGCGCTGACTTTCGACTTTGTCAAACTGCCAGATCAGTGGCGGGCCTGTGTATGTGGCACGGAAGATAGCCTTCTCACACAAGATCGTGCAATATTCTCCGCCAACCATTCCAGTAATCGCGCCAGAATCGGGCAAGAGCTGAAAATCGCTTTGGTCAACGCCGGAAGTCCAGCTCTCAATATCGTTAAATCCAGACCACTGACATCGGTACGGTATCCGTCCTGACCCGACGTCAACATTAGCCGTCCACACAAAATCACGCACAACGGCAAGGAAGTCAGCTTTTGGCGGTGAGCCGCCAAGATTAGAAAATGCAGTGTCCGTTCCTAACCGCCACTTTTGCAGTTCTTCGCCAATGCCGCCCGACGCAATAACATACTCGCCAAACTGAACAAACTTCCACTTCTCTGCGCCAGTCAAATCATATGCCGGTGATCCGGCCTTGCTGACATCGTCAAGATTGTTTGTTGAGGGATTAAACGAATATAGTTTTGCGTCATCTCCAGCAAATAGCTTAACATTTCCGGCGTTGTCCTTTGCGGCGTAAATGCCTCGTATAGTGCCACTAGCCGCATTACTAAAACTGATAAACTGATTTAGCGGGCGATATCCATTAAACGCCGGTATCACGTTCTCCGCCGTGACGACGCCTGCGTTCATAAATGCTGGCTGGTCTGGTAGCCATTCGCCAAATTTTATCATTGTCCTAACCAGTTTCCAGTTGCGCCTGTTGGGGCGGTTGACCAAATACTTGGAGCGCCTGCTGCCGCTGCTGCCCAAGAAGGCGTGGTCGGAGTAACCACCGACCATTCCTCGCCGAGTATACTCATTTTTACATCACCAGTCACCGCCACTTGCTGGTTGCCAGCGCCAGCAAAGATAGCCGCCACACTTGTCGCCTGCGTCACCGCTACACTGGCGGTGCCTGCACCTAGCGTCACAAAGTTAGAGCTTGAGGTTGCGCTTGCTGAGATTGACGCTGTGGCAGCCATTGGGCGCACGCGATTAAAGTCAGAGGTGGCCGTGCCGACAGCGCTCACCAGAGCCTCAAACGGCCTGACGCGGGCAAATGCGCTTGAAGCTGTATTGACGGCGGTCACGCTTGCTGCGGCTGGTCTTATCCGCGCAACAGCGCCAGACGCCGTCACGGCGGCAGAAACGGATGCTGCAATGCCCTTCAGCTTTGACGCTGACGCGGATGCGGCAGTTGAGGTGGCGGCGCTACCGGCTGCAACCTTTACCTCAAGGCTTAGGGCGTCCAGTGTTCCGTAGTTCCAGCTATCCAGATTGCCCCAGCCATCCATATGGTCTAGGGCAACAGCAGTCCAAGCGACCTTATCGCCAACCGTGTCAACGGTAAACGACAGGGCGTCTAGTGTGCCGGTAATCCTATCTAGTGGTGCAACGGTTGCCATCTATCCGCCTCTAGGCTGCGGTGATGTCCATATCACCAATTGCGATTTTTAGGATGTCGCCTGTCTCGATGACTTTGCTTGCAGTCAGCGCACCGTGGATTAACAAGTTGCCGCTAGTGCTGGCGTCAAAAATGCCAAAGTGGCTAATCGTACCCCAAGAGCCGGTTGCAGCGTTAAACTCAACAGCCGCATCGTTTGATGCAGTGCCAGAGGAAGCTGCGCCAAAGCTGATGCTCTCGCGGGCATAGTTGCTGCCGGAAAGCTCAGTGCCGCTGTTGTCGTCGTTAAACGATCCAGTGGACAGGCCAACGTAAACTGTGGTCGGCATTGTATATGCGCCGGTTCCAAGGATGTGATCGAGAATTTCGTTCTCAAGATAGTCACTCATTGCGCTCATAATTTAATTCCCCGCTGCTTGCGATTGCCGTTGATAAATGCTGCTGATTTGCAGCGAGCCTGTGCCATAGTGGGCGCGTTGATTGTCAACCTTGATCTGCGCCAAAGCCTTATCAAATCGAGCCATATATTGAGACGCCCTAGTCTCATCAAGAAGGTAGGCATACGCCTCAGCAAGTGCGCCGTAAAGGTAAGCGTCAGGAGACCGGCTCAGGATTGTGTTTGTGAGATTTGTCGCAGACAGCGCCTCAATTGACCCAATGTATATAATTTCTACTTGATAGGTGGCGTCAGGCACCGGACGCAACTTCATCTCATCGCCCACAATGCTGTAGCCCTTGGGCTTGCCGCCACCCTCGGACGCGTATTGCTCATCCAGCGCGACAGGGCTGTAGTATCTCAGCACGGTCAGCGGTGCGGTGTTTAGCTTTATTTCGCGAACCTCACGCAGATCGGTTGGCAGCGCAAGGTATTCATTACCCGACACAGTGTTTGCAATTACCCGCTTTTCCTGACTGCGTGTCTCCAGCTCTCGGCTCATAGTAGCTTCGGCCAGCGCAATAAAGTCAGGGATTTGTGCGGTCAAATCGTCACGCGCCAAGAAATTGGCTATGGATGTCTGCAAGTCTGTATAGGTCGCAATTGCCATTAGATGTTACCGCCGCCTGTCCTGAAGTCTCGGTTCTCACTATTATTCAGCCAAGCCTTCCACGCCTTTGGATTTTGGGCAGGCGGGCCTAGTGTCTCTAGCAGGTGATTATATACTACATTTGGTATTTCCGCCACATGCTGTACATGCCGCTGCGTATTCACTGTTGCGTTGGCGCGGTAGTCGTTATTCATCTGCCGATTTAATTTAATTAGTCCGTCGAACCTCTGGGTCGTCTCAATGATGTCAGTGCCATCAGACTGCTGGTTCATAACCACATCTTTGGCGGTGTGAGGGTCTGTGTATAAAACTCGTTTCATGTTTTTCCCTTATGAAAGAGAGGGGGCGGTTGCCCGCCCCCTCAGTTTTGCTATGAACCGTTCAAGTCCATAATCATTGCGTGTGCTTTAGGTGCGGTCGGCTTTAATGCCCACTCACAAAGCAGATGCGAAGTCTTTGCATCGCCATCCTGAGACAGTTCCTGCTCAAGGAAGTTACGTCCGTTGAGTGTGCAGATTGACACAAAGTTTGGATCAATCAAGAACACGCGGTCGTTTCCAAGTAGCCGAGATGGAACAGCTTGCACAGTACCAAAGTCGGTCAGGAACACTGATGTCGAACCAACGTAGCTGACTTCCTTGGCGGCAGTCATGTTTACGTCGTTGCTGACCAAGTTGCCAGTGGCTGACAGGTCTGAGAAGTTGGCACGGTTTGTGGCCGAGGCAACCATCAGCTCAGGTGAGCCGCCGTCTGTCCAAGCGTCCTGCATCCCATCTTCGATGAGTGCAAGTGTTAACGCCCGGTCGTCACCGCCAGTGACTGTGTCAGTTCCGTCGCCTGTGGCGAAGGCACCGGCAGTCGCACCGACTGAGCCATTTGTTAGCCAGCAGGTCAGAGACGCTGACTTGCGTGGGTCTGAACCAGAACGTGCAACGTCTGTGTCACCGATTGCTTTTTCGATATCACGACGCAGCTCAAGTGCTTTTAACACTTTTTGGTAGTTATGTTCACGTTCCCGGCCCGCAGAATCCACGGCGTCGAGTGTGCCTGATGTTGCAAACACCTTCTTTGAGATTTGGTGGTAGTTACCAATCCGTGAAGTTGGTGTCGCCGCAGCAGTAGCTGTGGTTGCACCTTCGTTGTGGTAGTTAGTAGCAGACGCGGCGGTCAGCTCCTGAACTTGCCATTCGACGAAAATGCCGTTTGAAGTTTCTTTTTTCACATTGGAAAAAATTGGTGTTTCTGCCGGATCAATCCGGTAGATGATGTCGGCGAGTTGCTCGCGCTCGCCCACTGCGTTTTGTGTTGTAAACACGGCCATTGTTTTGTTCCTTCGGGTTATCTACCCATCAAAAGTTGTACAGCAGCGTCAACGGTGCCAGCCTTTTCAAACTGTTCACGCGCCTTCCGCTTTGAACGATTAGCAACTTCGCGCTTGGTTGCCGGTTGCCCTGCCTTGGCCATCTTCGGTGCTTGGCGAGTGCGCTTTTTGGTTGTGGGTTTCTTTTCCATTAGATTATCCCACTTCCACGCTTTGTAGAGAAGCTCAATCGCGCGGGCATCGCTCGCGGATGAGATTTCTTCCTCGCTAAACCCGACACGCTTCTGCGCGTACTTAATGACTTCTTTCCGCTCAAACTCGCGGGTTTCGTCATTACGCCACTCAGGTATGCGCTCAAGCATTTCGACACGTTGATTTTGCAGGTGCTGTTTTAGGCTTTGCTCCTGCTCCTGTGCCTGCTGTTGGGCAATTTTCTGACGCTCTGCCGCCACTTGTTGGATTTGCTTTTGGTGCTTATCCCACTCGGTCTTGGCAAAGAAAATGTCGTCAGTCGAATAGCCCTCATTCTTCAAGGCTGCCCAGTCAGGTTCCTCAGCGAGGCTTGTCTGCTGGAGTTGGGTTTGCAGTAACTCAAGTTGCTGCGCGTAAGCGTCTCGGAGCTGTTTTGTTTCGGCTGCCTCAGCAGCAAATGCCTTGCGTTGCTCGGCCAGTTCCATTGATCGCTTAGTAAATGCCTCTTGACGTTGATAACCTTTGAGAGCTTCTTCAAGGTTAACTTCCACTTCCTTGCCGTCCACCTTTACGGTGTATAGCGTCTCAGTGGGTTCCTCGACTTCCGCTTCATCGTCATCATCGTCGTCGTAGGCATCTTCGCCGTCGTCAGCCTCATCGTCATAGTCGTCATCCTCAGGGGCGTCATGCGCCTGATCTTCGGATGGAACTTGCGCCTCGGCTTCGGGCTGTTGAGGCTGATCTTCAGCCTCATTTCGCTCATCTGTAACGGTGTCCTCAATGGGAGTGTTCAGAAGGCTAATTGCGTCGGTCATTGAAATGTTGTCGGTTCCGTTTGGAGTATCGACCATAATTTTTCTACCTTATCTCTTGTTAAAAGTGGAACGCCTCTTGACTTCGTCAATTTGCGATTGAGCCATCTTACCATCCGATATTACCGTTTGAAAATACCCCTTTAGGGCTTCAAGGTTCTGGCTCAATTGGTAAATTCGCTCACGGTCTTCGGCTTCGCCTATGCCGCTTGACCGCCACGCTTGTATAAATTGTTGCTCTAAATAATCAAACGCCTCAGTTAATAACTCATTCCTAAGCAGTGCCTCAGCCTTCTCAGCCCTTAGCACCGCATCCCTCGCCTTGCCTTCGTTCATGTTTTCCCTAACTCAATAACGTGTAACCTGTGGTCGGATATGGCTGGTCAAA